TATTTTCAGAATAACTTATTTTAGAATAACTAGAAAATTTTTCAATATCATCTTTAGATTGAGTATATCTTACACCAGATGTATAACCTGATTCGTTGATAGTTGTTTTATTCCAGACTATTTCTTTTGAATAATTATGAATTGTAGGATGAAGTATTAAAGAATATGGTTTATATTCTTTTCTTGGATTAATTTCCCATTTTTTTGGATATGGAAGTAACGAAAACCAAGATTCCAAAGAATATGGTTTTAAAAATGGTTTTGGTAATTGCAGACGAACTGCATATGGTTCATAACTAATCATATTAATTTTGGCTCACTCGGCAAGACTCGAACTTGCAACCTCCAGATTCGTAGTCTGGCATTCTATCCAATTGAACTACGAGTGAATAAAATAGATTATGGTGTTGGTATGACTATACTTTTTAATCCATCTATAACTTTTTCCATTGGTTTAGTAGTTTCCGTTGGAGTAGTTGTACACGAAATTAAAAAAAATGCTATAATTGTTATTGTAGCAAAAAATATAGCAGTTTTATATAAAGTTTTATCCATTTAATTCACTCGTTAATGTTCGATTAATTTGAACTAGATTTAATTTTTCTGCAAGTTCTAGTACTCTTGCAGTCGGATCGCTTATTCCACCTCCAAAACTATAATCCATTGGTTTATAGTGATGATACTCGTGTTGTCCTTCTCCGAAATTGATAAATGCTCCACCGATTGGATCTAATGAAACTATATCTTTTGGCTTTTCCCCAGAATGACTTACTGCGTTTGTTATTCCCATTCCATGAATACCAAATACAACAGCAATTGCTGCACCAGTAATTACAGGCAATCCACCTAATATTCCTAAATGAACTTTAGCTAATTCTGAAAATACAAAAAGAGATACCCAAAAAAGAATTAAAGTTTGTACTGCTTTAAAATGATATCGTAATGCAATTGTATTTCTATGCAATCCTGCTGTCATTTTTGGTGGAACATCTTCTTTTCGCCAATCCCATAAATGAAAATAAGATCGCCAAAATCCTATTCTCCACGGACTATGTGGATCTTTATCAGTATCTAAGTAACTATGATGCATTCTATGCAGTGCTGCCCAACCAAGTGGTGTTCCAATACCAGAATATATTGCAAATATATTAGATAAATGTTCTAATGTTTTACTTTTAAATTTTACTGAACCATGTGCGAGTGCACGATGCGCATATCCTGATACTGCAAATGCGCCAATAAACCAAAAACTGATCGCAACAAAAATTGTAGTAATTGTTCCATATTTAAAAGCAAGCAATGCCAAATAATGTACAAAAATATAATAAGTCAATCTTAAATAAAGATTGTTTCGAGTAGATATATCTTTAAAAAAAGATTTAAACTTTGTTAGATTTAACATACGTATTCCAATATTGTCCTTTAATAAGCAATTTTCTTGATTTACTTTGAGTGATATATGTTAAGACTTGTAATTTTATATTCGAATTAATTGACTTAGATATAAAACTAGATTTAACATTCGGAAGTAATTCTTTTAATTTAGTAATTAATATACGTCTTCCTATACCTTTAACTCTTTTAGATTTATCATTATCGTTTTCTTCAAACAATTTAACTGTCTCAGTAAATATAACTGATGCATAATTTGAAGTGCTTTCTCTTTTACGAGTAATATAATTATCTAAATTGATTCCACATTCTTTTAGAAGTTTAGCGAAACCAACAGCACCATAATCATCAAATCCATGACACATAGTAAAATCGTGTAAATTAGCAATACACATATACATCATGTCTTTAGTATTTTGCTGAAATTTAGATTTTTGTATTAATTTCTCAATACCATATAATTCTTCTGGTGTTGGTCTTCTATAATATCCGCAATCAGTAATAATCGGCTTAATTGGATTATTATTTAGATTCTCTTTTTTCACCATCATTAATCTTTAAATGGCATACCATCTATTGCTTCTGATGTCGTTTTCTCAGCTTGTTTATGAATGATACGTTTTAAATTTTCTATATCTTCGTTCATTCTATCAATTACATCTTTTAAATCGTGAATAACGAATGATTGTCTTGCAATTTGTTTTTCTTGCAAGTCAATTTTCTTTTTATATTCTTCTATTTTTATTACGTTGTCGTTCATTAATTATAAGATGCTATATTATTCTCATCTACGAATATTTCTAGATCTTCTTTCATCGTTAAATAGTTAGGATCATTAAAGATTAAATCAGCATCTTCAAATGCTGAAATTCTTTTTGCGAACTCATTACTTACTGTTGTTGGTTTTGCCATCACTTCATAAATTCCATCTTCAGTAGAAAGTACATCTGAAATGATTCCATTAGTATAATCTTTCCAAACACCATTTACAACTTTTAGTAAAGTAATTCTATGTGGTGTTGGAGCATAATTAGTTATACCAAATGTTGCGTATCCTATTTTGTCCATTTTAAATATCCTCTAATTTTCTCTTAAGATTATTTAAAGTTCTTCTCGTATCTTTTATATCGTGTTTAATATCTATAAGTAAAAAGCCACAATATACGAAAGTGCATACAAAAATTATAACAAGAGCGACAGATAAGAAAAAAAATATATCCATATTATCTACCCTCCTCTGATGCTATTTGTAAATCTAATGCAACTTCAGCCATCGCTTGTTGTGCGTCATTTAAATCAAACTCTGGATCTTGTAATTTATCAAATATATCCTTAGCTTGTCTTTCACCATGTTTTTTGGCGAATTCTTCTCTAGATAATACGAATGCATCGTCTTCCATTTCCATTACCCAATTTTTAACTTGTCCCATAATATAACTCCTATTTTATTTGTTTATGAGTATATTTTAGCATATTTTAGCTATAAAGTAAATACTTCTGCAAAATAAAAAAGATATATAAATCAATGACTTAATCATCATATTGACTTATATGTCTCTCGGAATTCTTAATATTATCTATTTTTCTCTTTAATTCGTCTATATATGACTTAACTACTCCACCCAATTTATTCGCATCAGATTGAAGTCTATCAACATCCGCACAAATAGATTTAAAACTTACTATTTTATTTTTTCTAACGTATTTTTTAGATTTTAAAAAGAATGTTTTATTTGTCATTAATGTATGCTAGTTGACTCTTCTTTATCAAGTAGTCCAGTCTCATAGTTGATTTTCTGTAAATTGTTTGGAGCATCTTTATTTGTATGAATATCCCATGATGTTCCAGTAGAATCTTTGACACAATAACGAGGATAAGTGTTATCTATATCATCGACTTTAACTTTTATATGTACTCTTTGATCTTCAATATTTGCGACATTATCGAAACCTGATAAAACGTTTGGCGAATCATGATTGATTAAATCTTGTCTTGATTTATCTAATACGAAAAATACTGAATTGACACAATATCTTATGATTGGATCTTCAAACAACTCATCAATATTATCTACAGTTGTTTTTAATTGGAATCCATTTATATCAATATGACAAACTTCGTTTCGCAAAGTAGCGAATTTAGTTCGTATTTTCGGAACTAATTTCATAATAATTTATTTTGGTTGCTTTTTTGGAACTCTTACTAATGTTTCTATTTTAGTTGTTTTGTCAATCTTAGGATATTTAACAGTATATAAATCGTTTTCCCATATTCCATTATCTTTATGGAACAGAGTAAATTCATTCGTTTCTAATTTATTTGTAACAGATGAACGATGTACTGTTGTTAATTTATTTTCTTCCCAACCACGTATTTCAGCTGGATAAGATTTATTTGTAGACTTTTCTACAATATTACTTATTTTTAACATTTTCCTATGTTAGTGATGGAAGTAACATTTTTGCTACTTCTTTAGTTATGTTATTATACAATTTAGTTAATGATTGATCTTTAATTGCAAGAATAATTTTTGCTTCTTTTGGATCTACACTTTCTAATAATTGAATAAACAAAGATTCTCTTTTTAAAGCAGGTAAATCTGCTCTTCTAAAGATATAAAACTTTTTTGCTTCCATATATAAATTAGATGCTGCCATTCCTGATGGTTCAACAGCTGATTTATATGGTGGGGTTGTTTCTGGTAATAACCATTTTAAATTAATATCAAAATTATTTTGTAATATTAATTTTAATGCTGTGTTTGATTTATAGTTATTAATCTTAGTTATATCGTTATTTATCTCTTCTAAGATTTCCCAAATATACTTCGTCATTAAAACTCCTCTATTTCTTGTAATAATAAATTACAACGATTATTCATAAGATAAGTGTATATACTCATCTTATCACCCTTTGGTTTGTTATTCAAGTACACTTCCATTATATTTTTAGTAATATCTTCAGGGATTTTATCAAGATTTACTAACGCTTCATTCCTTTCCCAATTACGTCTTTGCTCATCATTCTCACAAGCATTAATACCTTTACTGAAAAAGGGTGTAAGTCTTTTTTTAGTAATTGGTCGCTGACGTGCATCAGGTTGAGTGAATATGTCGTCAGGAGATAATATATTAGGAATACCATCTCCAGCATCACCACGCACTATATGTTCTACAATAAAATTATCAAGTTCATCATATCTTAATGTAACTTTTTTCTTTTGTATTGGTGAAAATTGTTCTACGTTACCATGTTTTTGTAACTGTTTAAAATCTTTATCAGAAGATATTATAATATGTTTTTCTAATGGATAGGATTTAACTAATATCGCAATCACATCATCAGCTTCTGTGTTATCTAAATGCATCACTTTGTATGGAAAATATTCAACTAAATCTTTTCTTATTTCTGACATTGTATCGAATATTAATTTCCAATCTAAACCACTATCTTCTCTCGCTTGTTTACGATGTGCTTTATATAAAGGAAATACTCTTTTTCTCCAATAGTCTTTACCATCTGCACAAACTACTAATTCTCCATAGTCAGCATATTTCTTTTTATAAAATTTAAGAGTAGAAATAACAGCATGTCTTATAATATTTTTTACAGAATTAGCATCACCACCTTTAACTAAATCAGGTTTAAATGATAATATATTTGAAATTGCTACTTGTGAATAATCTATAAGAATCATGCTGGTAACCAAAATCTATCTATTTTACCTTTAGTCTCTACAAACTTAGATGCTTCTACGATTGTACCATCAGAAAGAGATTGTTTATATCCTAAGTCTGCCATAAATTTACATAAATCATTCGCTTCATAACCTGCTCTTCGACACATATTCTCTTGTATTTCAGTTTGAATAACTGGTCTGTATTTTTTTATAGTTTCTAAACCACCTTTAATTACTTGAAACTCTAATCCTTCTACATCTATTTTAATTCCATCTACATCTTTAAATTCAAAACTATCTAATGTTTTAGTATAAACAAATTGTGGTGCAGTTCTTTTAGAACGACTTGCTGCCTTTTTAATCCAACCCTTTTTAGTTAATTTCTTTCCATTAAAATCTAATTCTAAATGGTTATGCCCAGAAGATTTATTATGATCGATAATAGTCGCTCTTCCCTCAACATCACTAAGAGCATAAGGAAATACTTCTATATCTCCAGTTAGTGTAAGATCTGCGTAAATTTTTTTCTTTTTATCGATTGCGTACCATCCTTTAGGAGAAGAATTCTTTACTTTATTTAATTCTATATTTTTAAGTAACCATTCTCTTAAGTATGAAGTGGGTTCAAAAGTTTTAACTGATTTTGCCCATGTAGCATATTCTATTGTATTTGTTCCTAAGTGACCACCTACATCAATAATAGTTCTTGCATTTTTTGTACAAGATCTAAAATATCTCAAATTGTTTACTTGATAACCAGCAGAAGCAAGTCTTTGTGTATAAAAACCATCACCCTTTTCTACGTGGTATTTTCTTCCAGTCGCAGATGTAATTATAATAGATTCTTTAACCATTAAAATCTTCTTCAGTTAAATTATACTGTGTGGCTATTTCTACAGGAAGAATTTCCCAATTAGATTTTATCATTTCAAAAGATTCATCATCACCATTATTATACCATCCAACAAACCCTACACTCTGTTCATAATAGTATGCTTCAACATTATATCCATGTTTTTCTACTATATGGTCATAAAAATTTATTGGTGGTGACCAAGCTGTATCCATTTCAATAGTAATGGAATTTGGAGAATTACGATTATATTCTGTAATAGTTCCTTCCCACTTAGTTCCCCAATTTTCAATGCACCAATCGTAATCCCATGTATCGTTTTCTTTATTTGGAAATAATTTTTCAAATAGTTGGGATGGTTGTGTTGAATTGCATTCGTGCTCGATGATATCGATTTTCGAAGGATCTTCGTGTGATATGTTTACTGTATTTGAACACCAATTAGGCATAATATTTAATAATTATATACTATTATATCTTGCAAAGCAATTATTGTTTTTCAAAGAAAACACGTAATCTTTTTCGTAATTCAAAGAAATACTCGTCATCTGCCAATAAATTGCAAATAATTTTTATTGCTCCTGTTTGTGTTGTTGTTGCAGTTAAACCAGCTTTTACAAAATTAGAAATGCTCTGAAATCCTAGACCTACTTTAGTGTCAAGAGCAAGAAATAACCCAGATGCTCTCATGTTTGTTACAAAACCATCTGCCTTTAATTCTTCTCCAATTAATGTTAATTTTTCTACAATATTTTTACCTTTTTCGAATAAATTATCTCTTTCAATTATTTCTTTTACTTTTTTCATTGCACCTATACCAGCCATATTTGGTTGCCAAGTATGTCCCCATTCCCACTCATTCACTTTTAATACTGAACCAATTCTTTCGTTTCCAAGTGCTGCTCCATGTGGTGCATATCCTGCAGTTAATGCTTTACCAATTGCTGTAATATCTGGTTTAATATTATATCCTGCAGTACTATATCCAAAATAAGATAATGATTTACCCCAACATATTGCTACATCATCTGTAATCATATTAATATTATAACGAGTACAAAGTTCTCGAACTGTTTTCCACCAATTTTCACTGTATGGTAATATTCCATGAATCCAAGGACATGTTTCCATTACAAAGGCACCAATAGTTTTTGAATCTCTTTCAAAACGTTTTACTAATAATTCTAATGACGTTTTTTCTGCTTTTTCTCTTTCAGTATAAAATTGCCATGTTGGCGCATTTACAGAACGAATACGATTGTGCGGAAACTCCATTGCGTATGGATTGCCCATTGCTCTTGTTAAATGAGTTGTTCCATGATATCCTGGAGCCATAGTAATAATTAATTCTTTTTCTGGATTTACTCTTTTCCAATAAAGATCATTCATATGAATTGCAGCTTCAACTGCACTACTTCCTGAGATAGCCCAAGCTAAAACATCAAATTTACCAGCATTCATCGCAAATTGTGCCATTGCTTTCGTATCAGCTTCAGTTTCTCCAGTATTTCCACGAATAAAAGTTACATTCTTTAATTTATCATTCATTGCTTCTATAATCTCAGTATTATTATAACCAAGTGTATAGGCACTGTTGCCTGATTGCATGTCTAATAGTTTTGTGCCATCAGACATTACTATCCAATATCTGTCAGTTTTTACAACTGTTTTTTCTATTTCTCCGTGAGAAATATTTCTTAATTCATACATTATTTTATTTTTCTCTTAATTGATTTTTTACCCATACTATAACCCATACCAAATGCTAAAGCAATAAAGCTCGCAATTAATAATGTGTGCCAAATATAAAACATATTACTCCTTTGCTTCTAGTTCAACTGTTGGAAAATGAATATAATCTTCATATTCAATTGCATATTTAATCATATCTGCAACGTTATGTACTGTAAGTTTTTTTCCAGTATATTCGTTCGCTAATGGTGTTTCTACCCAAGATGGTCTAATCATTGTAACTTTAAATGGAGTGTGTAACTTTTGTATTCTTCTTGTTTCTTTATCTAATAATTTTTTATATTTCCAATAATCATTAAATCCATATTGTACTTCACTTTCTTCATCCCAATAAGAAGTAGCCATACTTCCAATTACAATACAAAGTTTTTTTGAAGTTCCATAAAGTTCATGTAATTCTTTTAAACAAGAATGTTGTTCTCCTGTATGTGCGTTTAATACAATATGAGTTGCGTCTTTACAGTTTGAAATAAATGATGAATAGGTTGTTTGTTCGTGAAGATTTTGTGAAGATTTAAGATCATAACCAATAACTTGCCAATTAGATTGTCCAGAATAATAATTATAAATTGTATTTCCGATTGTTCCTAAATGACCAGTAATGACCATTTTATAATTACCAAGTTTTTCCATATAATATTTTTATCGCAATAAAACGTCTTCTTCTATAAGAATAAGTTCAACCGCAAGAGCACCCTTTTCATAATGTTTTTCTACTAATTTTTCTATATTACTATATTTATCTTGTATAAATTCGTGCCACTCTTTTTCGCTACCATTTTTATTTGGATAAGTAAGTATCATTTTATACTTATCGACTTTTTTCACCATAGTCGAATATAAATTTCTACTGCTAATATAATCAATCCAGCAACCAATATAACTGGATCCATTATAATAAAATAGTGAATAATAGCAATACAAATATTACCATCAATGGTAATATTAAATATTTAAGCGCCTTTAGTTCTTTTTTACAGATACGAGGTGACGATTTTAAAAATTCAAAATTATAATGCATATTAGTGTGTTAAGTTGAATGCAATAAGTACGCATACCAAAAGGAAACATACTGCTGCATATTGTATATAAAACTCTCTATGAGAATTTATATGTGTAATTAAACGTTCTTTGATTTTGTTGAACATATTTCTATTTCTATTGGTGTACTATCTCCACCAACTACTTTTTTGCGTAATGGGGATTTATGAGCTTTATGCCCACAATTACCACAACATTTCTTTTTTTTATCTACCTTGACCACGATATTTTTTATAAGATCTTCTTTTAGATTTATTTAGTGTTTTTTTACTAAAATGTCCACGTCCAATACTTGTTTTTTTAGGACGTGCAGTTTTTTTAGTATTTGCTCCATAATTTGATGCTCGTTTTGCCATAATATATTCCTAATTATTTAGTCTCCGATTACAGGAGGGTTTGGTTGATTTGGTGATGGTCTTCTTAATGGTGGTAATGACGATGCTACTGTTGAAGCTGTCATTCCAACTCCATTATTACCATTCGTTAAACTTGGTGATGCTAAATTTGGTGGGATCACTCCATTTATTTTTTCTTGCGTTCTACCATATGCTGATATTCCTAATACAGCACCCATTGCTATATGAAAAAATCCAGCACCTTGTAACGTTAAAGGATTCCATTGAGTAAACACTAAATTCTTTAAATATGTTGCTTGTGCCAAATTCCATAAAATTGGAAAAATTATAAAATCAGTTATACATACTAAAAGGTACATCCATCCCATCATCGGACGCCATAATCCTTTTATATCAATTTTATTATTCTCAGTCATTTTTATTCTCTATTAAATTTTTCAGGTCTTGCATCAGTTGGTCTGCTTACCTTATCATATATATCTGTTTTATCCAATTCATAAAAAGCAGTTGGTCTTACTTCTTCATTAGTTGCTTTTGGCTTTAATGATTCTCTCAACTTTCTTTTCTTTTCAGTATATAGAGTTCCTATTACTTGAAGTTTTTTTCTTAACTTTTGTGTAGCAGGATCTACAACATTATTTATTACTTTCTCAACTACTTTTTCTATAATCTTTATCGGCTTTGCTTCTGGTATATTTGATGGTATGATTGGCGAATTATTTGGCATTTTACCTTGCAATGCCATTTCTCTATTCCAAGCAATCAACATCATTACTGCTAATGGATCAAAAACAAATACAATTACAATAATTACAAATCTTACAGCCTTTTCTAATAAATTTTCATCTATTCTATCACCATATATAAGTGCTGCGATATATTTAATTGGTCCCACTTCTGCTTCAACTTTTCTTAATTGTGAAGCAATAGGTGCACGTTCATTGTTTAATTTATTTAATTCAGCTTGTGCACGATCTATTTCAGATACTAATTTGTTTCTTTGTGCTTCTTGTTTTCTTCTAAGTTCAGTAGCAGAATTAATACCTTTTTCATCTGTAGTTCTTCCAATAGATTGTTCTACTAAATCATCTAATTGTTTAATCGTTTTATTGTTTCGATCAACTATACCTTTTTGATATTTAATTTTATCATCTAAAAGATATACTTTTGAAGATATTTCTCCTGATGGTACTGCTTGATCTAAATGTGCTTTTGAAAGATATCCAAAAATACCCATACTTGTCAAAAGCATTAATACGATTAATGATGCACTAAAATACCATCTCATTATTCGAGTGATATCGTTCCATCTTCTATAAAGCCATGAAGCTACAACTAACTTTGCTGTTTCTAAAGCTGTTCCCATAATTGCGATGGGTATTACTGCAGTTGCAAATATTGCTATAAGACCACTCACTGCATAAAAAGCAGCAATTCCTGATAAAAATAATGCATTTATCAGTAGTAAATATGTCATTTTAATTTTCCTATGTTTTTGCGAGTAAATTTCATCATGATGTTTTCATTGTAGTAAGAAAACTCGCCATTTTCTAAACGTGCATTTAACACGTCAGCTTCAAATTGAAGTTTGGCTTCCCAATAATTTACTTCTCCTCTTGTTTTGCATAAACGAATTATTTCACGTTTAAATAAATTCTTTCCGTATTTTTCTATATCAGCAAGCAATACGTTTGAAGATCCCCAATAATCTTTCCAATCATTTTCTACTCTCGAACGTCTTTTATTTACACGTCCTTTAAGTGGTTGTTTTGTTTTTGCTGAAGTAAAATATTTTCGACCTATGTATTTTTTACCAGTAGGGATACAAGTAATTTCGTAGATAAATCCAAACCATCCTTTTGCGTCTATAAATGGTTGATCGTTATATGTCCAATCCATATAACTATTTATTCTTCTTCTGAATCTAAGTCTTCTTCTTCTATAAAATTATCTTGTATATCATGTGCGCAAAATGGACAATAAGCCACATCATTTTCATTAAATGTATCTTCATCATCGTGGAATTTAATTATTCCTTCTACACTGCACGAATTACATGTAAATTTCTTGCTTTTCATTTATGCTGCCTTTTCTGCTTTATCTTTTACAGGTACACCCCAGACATCTTCCCAGTCTCCTTTTAATGCACCTTTCGCATAGTCAGTTACTCTATTTTCAAAGAAGTTACCATGAGTTGGAGCATTGATCATCTCTTCAACCCAAGGAAGTGGATTCACTTTACGTTTATTTATTCCTCTTAATCCAAGACTTATAAGTCTTCGATCACATATATAACGAATATATTCTTTAACATCATTTGCTGTTAAATTTTGCATATCTCCCATACCAAATGCTAAATCTATAAATTTATCTTCTAATTCTACCATTTTTTCTGCAATATCATATATCTTTTTCTTTAAAGTATCATTCCATATTTCTTTATTTTCTTCGATATATGTGCGGAATATTCTTATCATATTTTCGCAATGTTGTGTTTCATCTACAATAGACCAAGTTACTATTTGACCCATTCCTTTCATTAATCCATGACGAGGAAAATTAAGTAACATAATAAATGACGAAAATAATTGCATACCCTCTGTAAATGCTGAGAATGCTGCTATACTTGTAGCAATAGAAGATTTATTTGTTGCTTTTGAAGATAAATCTACAAAGTAATTATGTTTTGCAGCCATTTCTTTATAGTTATTAAATTCTTTATAAGTAGCTTCTGGCATTCCTAATGTCTCAATTAAATGAGAATATGCTGCTATGTGTAATGCTTCACGTGCTGCAAAACCACACATCATCATACGCACTTCTGGTTGTGGGAAATAAGGAAGATAGTTCATTACATATCCACCAGCTACATCTATATCTCCTTGTGTAAAAAATCTAAAGATATTTGTAAGAAAGTGTTTTTGTGCTGGTGATAATTTAGTTTTCCAATCTTTAACATCTTCCAACATAGGCACTTCTGTATGTAACCAATGAGATTGTTCATGTTTAAGCCATGCATCATATGCCCATGGGTAATTGAAAGGTTTGAAATAACTTCTTTCTTTAGTTAAATTTAAAGTTTTATCTTCTTTATGTGGCACTGTCATGTTCCTCTATGGTTAAATTAAAAAAATAATTGTATTTTATGTTCAGGTGTAATATATAAATGTCCCTGTAATGTAATTCTTGTTTCAAAATTATTAAGTGCGTGTCTACCAATTCTATGTTTTACTAAACCATGCCATATATGTAATGTGTTATATTTATATGGTAATTTTTTTTCACTCATATTACCATCTAACCATTCTAAATGAGCACCATTTTGAGGAAGTAATATCGGTGATAAAAATGAAAATAATCTTTTAGGTTTTATATTTTGATCCCAAAGCATTAATGATGTATCTTCATGATAACCAAATGGTTCTTCTTTTTGTTTCCCTGAAAATATATGAAATCCAGGAATTGGTAAATTTGGATAATATTCAATACCACCAAACTCTTCAAAAAATTTAGGAAATGTAGAAAATAGCTTACTATATATTAAATCTGTAAATTGTGCTTTAAGTATTTTTTGTGTTTCTTGATTAATTTCTGAATAGTTTTTAGGTTTTATGGGGTAAATACTATCACCGAGTAAATATTGATTTTTAGAAAAACTTTCTTTTATTTCTGTTGGGTCTTTATATACATCATAATCATGTAATTTTTTCCAAAGAGGTTTTAGATCGTATATTTTTCTTGCTATCTGGTTTCTTTCACCATCTGTAAAGAAATCTTTTATCTCGCTAAATGCAAAAACTCTCATATTACCAATAAATTAAAGTTTCGTAATTATGAATTACATAATGACCTTGTAATGTAATTCTTGTTTCACCCTCGTTCATTTTAAATTTTTTCATTCTATGTAAAGAATCGCCTTTCCATAAATATAACGAATTAGTATTATATATAAAAGTTTTTTCTGGTACTTGATCTTTTAATTCCCAATCAGTAGTATCTTTATATTCTAATCCAGCTGGATCAGCAGGACTTTCAATTAAACTTAAAAACGAATAACAATTATTCGGAGAATATCTAGAATCATATCTACAAATTGTAGTATCTACATGATATTCAAATGGATGTGGTGTTTGTATTCCTTTAAATATATGAAATCCTGGACGTGGAAACCCGCTCGCATAAGATGTCGGCAGTCCTGTAACTTGTTTTATAGTTTCAAGTATTTTATTATATAAATCTTCAAACTTATAATTTAAAACAATTTCTAATTCTAAGTTTCTTTGTGCTAAATTTTCTAACACATAGGTTGCATCTCCAAGAAAATATTGATTTTCTGCAGATTTATATAAATCTGGATTTTGTGTTGAGAGTAACGAAATAGATTTTGCTAAAGGAAAATCTCTTATATGTTTCCAATTATGTCTTTGACCATTGATTCTATTCGAAATACTTTCTCGTTCTTCGTTTGATAACCAATTGTCAATAGTTTTTATTTCAAACATTTAATATAATTTTGATACTATTGTTAATAATTTTTCTACGTTTGCTTTAAATTTCATTTGATTTGATAAATCATTAATAGTATCTGTTCTTACAAGATCTTCCATTAAATCTTTATACTCATATTCATTTAATTGCCCATTAGTATATTGTTCGTGATACTGAAGAGCACGCATCGCTTTTTGTCTTGTCCAATCGTCTTGATCATTAAGCAACTCACGAATATTTGCCAATGCTGAACCTGTGTCCAATGTCATTTTATTTGTTCCTAGATGCAAGTGCACTTGCTATCATGTCAGCTTGCGTTGTTAAATTTACCACTTTGTTTACACAATATGGTTCACGAAGAGTTCCTGCTTTAGATTGATCGTATAATCCCTGCATACTCTCACTAAATGGTACTATCAATTCAACAACATCACTATGATTTGCTGATTCTGCATAATACCACAATTTTTCTTTTTGACTCCAAACTTTTTCTATGCTTTCAGCAGAGCCAGTTCCTTTACATTTTATTTTACGAATATCGTATCTTATATTTGAGATCATTAACATCTCATTATCATCCCATGAAGATGGTAATATTTTAGATACTACTGCACCGATACCAGCTGCAATACAACTATTTAATAATACAACTAATGATAAAACTGCTATTGTTTTTTTCATATTATCCTTCACAAGCAAGACAAACTTCTTCTTCACTTGCTAATTGTTTTAAATCGATTTCTTCAATCACTTTACGTTCTATTTTTTTCGCAACTCTATCTGCTCTTCCAATCTTTTCACTACGACAATAATATAATGTTTTTAAACCTTGTTTCCATGCTTGATAATGTGTCGCATGTAAGTATTTAACATCCGTATCAGGACGGAAAAATAAATTTACTGATTGTGCTTGATCTACATATTCTTGTCTATCTGCAGCATGTTGTATAATCCATCTTTGATCTATTTCCATTGCTGTTTTAAATACATCTTTTTCATTATCTTTTAAAAATTCTAGATGTTGGCAACTACCATCATTGGCAATAATACTTGACCAAATTTCATCATAATTTAATTTTTTATCTTTTTCTATATATTTCTTTATAATAACATCAAGATATTTGTTTTTATTTGTAGAAGAACCACTTAATGTATCTTGTCTATATACATTTGCTCTAAATGGTTCAATAGAAGGCGAAGTATTTCCCATTAATATAGATGACGAAGCATTTGGTGCGATTGCCATTACATGAGAAAATCTAAGTCCAGTTCCTACTGCATCTGGAGCTTCACCTCTTTCTTTACCTAATTTTATATTTGCCTTATCTAATGAAGTTCTTATATGTTTAAATATTTTATGGTTTTGTCCAGTAGCCATAGCTGATTCCCATGGAATATTTTTGCTTTGTAAATATGCATGAAAACCAAGAGCACCAACTCCTATACTTCTTTCTCTTTCGGCTGAAAATTTAGCACGACTGATAGCAGATGGAGCATTTGAAATAAAATAAGTAAGTACATTATCTAACATTTCAGCAACATCTTGTATGAATAAATCGTTCTTATTCCATTCATCAAAATATTCTATATTTAATGATGATAAACAACACACAGCAGTTCTTTCAACATTAGTTGGTAATATAATTTCAGAACATAAATTTGATTGATGTATTTTTAATCCTTTAGATTTTAAAAAGTTAGGGATTGCTGCATTTGATGTGTCGATAAAATGTAAGTATGGCTCACCAGTCATCATTCGCATTTCTAATATACGTTGCCATATATCTCTTGCACTTATATAACTCTTAACATCTCCATTATGTGGATCTTTTAATGCCCACTTATCATCAGCTTTTGGATCTAACATACATTTTTCTATGATTTTCATAAAGTCATCTGTAATGTTAATTCCGTGATGCATATTTAAACATCTTAAATTTTGATCACCTGTTGGTTTTCTCATCTCTAAGAATGATATAATATCAGGATGACTTATATCTAAGTATGCAGCATAAGAACCTCTTCTTGTTCTTCCTTGACGATATGCTAAACTAGAAGCATCGTAAATTTTTAAATGTGGCATTACTCCTGTAGATTTATCATCTGCTGAACGAATACCAAAACCTATACCAACTCCACCACCAATCATTGATAGCCAATTAGTTTCTGATAAATTTTTAACTAATCCTTCTGCTGTATCTTCAATATAATTTAAGAAACAAGAAATAGGCATTCCTTTTTTAGATCTTCCGAATGAAAGAATAGGAGTAGCATATGATAACCAATGACGACTTGAATAGTCATATAATCTTTGTGCGTGTTCTGTATTTGATGAAAATGTTTTTGATACGAATGCGAATCTTTGTTGTGGAGAAGTTTCATCTTCTTTCATATACGATTCTCGCATACGTTTTAAACCAGCAGAATCTAAAAGTTTATCTCTGTCGTAGTCTACTCTAATGTCGTGTATAGTTTCAGCTGTCATAATAATTTTATTCTGTTGGTCGATAGTATTGTATAACGAAACTGAATCTGTAGGTTGGTGCTGTGATACTTGGGCTTGAGATGCAATGTGGGATTGTGCCATCGAATAATATAACTCTTCCTGGAATATAAAAAGAACAGTATTCTAATTTATGAGTTTGTTGGTTTGTAAATAAAGTATAACCACCCCACTCACGATTCCACTCCATGTTAGGATAGTATAATATAGTTCGTACATCATTACCACCTGCAGCATCACAATGAAAACGATTGCGATCGTGCAGTGTACTTAAATTTACTCGTGCTTGAATTATTTCATAGCCACGAAGTAATTCCGTTAAATATTTAGTATTCTCTAATTTTAGAAAACCAGATTCTTCTAATTGTTTTCCAATTATATTTGAATATAAATTAAAATCTCCTTTGTATTCTAATCTATCTGTATCACTCCCAGAAGTAGTAAAGTTTCGATTAGAACAAAAATGATAAAGTCTTTCGCGATCAGCTGCAGAATATAAATTATCAAAAATATGAAGTGGTCTTCCTTCTATTTCAATATATGAATAATCTTTCCATGTTGATCTTGTTCGTATTGTCATAATATTCACCCTTATTTTTTAGTCATCATCTTTTTTGTTTAATCTATTGTTTCTTCCTTTTTAAATGGAACAACATTATCTTTAGTTTCTTTTGCTTCTTTTTCAATCCTAGCCATTTCATCTTCCATTGCTTTTCTTTGAGAAGTTATCATTTCTAGTGTATCGTATCTTAGCGATTCTATATATGATCTTGTAGTCTGTTCTCCTAATTCTAAAAGCAATAAATCTTTTCCTGCGATAATCATTGCTGAAGCACAAGAAATTGCTTGTCTAGGTGTTTTAATATTTGTTAAAGATCTCCATAATGGACTCAATAACGTATTTTGTTCATGTTCTATACGTTTATGACTCTCTTGAATATCCTGTAAGTCTATTACTTTTTCTTTATCACTTGGTGTTTTAGAGTTATCATCACTCATATTTGTTCCTTATTATATTTTACATTTTACCCAAGATTTAAAAACCATTTGAGCTTCTAATCCTGTGTAAGTATTCTTATTTATGATCTCTATTAGATCATCTTTTATCTTAGGATTATTTAATACCATCTCATTTAAATCTTTTCCCTTTATATTCGATGGAAATAAACAAACACTATGATTAGTCAATATCAATTTATTTATCTGTTTACAAATCTCTACGTTTCTTGGCTCATTATCAGGAACAATAGTAATATTATTCTTAGAATTAAAGATAAATGGAATATCAAACGATGCACCTGCAACTGCTATACAATTAGGAATAAACAAACTATCAATTGGTCCTTCAACTGCATATATTCTTTCGTTTGTATTTAAACGATTTAAACCATATATTTTTTCGTTAGTTTCATCCGTTTTAATTGTATAATACTTTGGTTTTTCTTTACCAAAAGATCTTCCTTGAACTGCAATTAAATTGTTATTCTCATCAATAAAAGGAAATACTAAACGAGGATGGTCATCCGCAGTAGATGCGAATTTAGGTGTAACATGCTCATTAATCCATTTTTTGAAAGCATTAACCCAATATATTTCAGAATAAAATCGATTAGGAATTTGTCTTTTAAGAACGTATTTTTTGATAGGATGAGAATCTTCTAAATCAGAGACTTTATTTGCACCTGTTAATAATATATTTTTTTTCATTGTCGTTTTAAAGCTGTCGAAGAAATCAGGAGTTTTATGCGAAATGTGTTTACTCGCATTACTTGAATATCTTTCTACAACATATAAATCATATAATCTTTTATCTACTTCTTTTAGAAAATTTCCTAAATTTGCACCATAAGAACAGTTATGACATTTAACGAATAAATCGTTTTCTCTTCGATAAATATAACCACGTGCCTTTAGTTTATTTCTTGCAGAATCGCCACAAATTGGGCAACTAAAATTCCAAAGATAATCTTTATTCTTTTTAAAGTTTCTTAATCGATGTGATAGTTGCTCTGCGTATTTCGTATCGATATATAACATACCTTTATTATACTCTAAATTTACTTGTAAAGATATATATTATATACTAAAAAATCTTGGAAAGAATTGTTGCAATACTCTTATATTCTGCTCCAATTGCAATTGCAATAATTGCTCCTGCAGCATACCATTTCCATTTTTCAAGATCTCTTATTCTACTACCTATTGTTTCCAATGTAGTTTGATTAGATTTATCAAGATTATTCGAAACTTCTTTTAATTCTTTTATAATTTGTTGTGCAGTTTCTGATATTCGATGATGGAGAATATGAATTTCTTCATTTAACATTTCGTCTTTTTTTTCAGCATGGTCAAGTCTTGCTTCATGTTTATTGATTAATTTACTTACTTCTAATGAAGCATCTGCAAGTTTATTTACACCATCGTCAAGTCTATAAACTAATGATTTTAATACTTCAACGTCTGTTGTGAGTTTATTAAATCCTTCACGAAATTTAGATCCGTTGCCATTACCATTGCCATTATTTTCTGACATTGTGTATTCTTTCCATTGTTCTTACCCAATTTTGTAATGCTTCTAATTGAGCTCGTGTTTCATTACATGTAGTGTAATTTTCTACAGTAGTTTTTGTTAAATCAGATAATTTTACAGTTTCTTCAGTTGATCTGGTTTTTCCATCAACACGTCTGGTGGAGTTGGAAACTTCATTTGAAGTGGCTGCTTCGTCATGAAGCATCCTGATGTCATTAGGAAGACTGCAAGAATTATCATCTTTTTTAGTGATGACGTCAGTAATTCGTGATAGTACATTATCTCCTCTTTGGTTGATTTGTTTTGCTATACTTTCAAAATCTTTTGCAAGATTTGCACTTGTTTGTTTTGCTTCTTTTTCTAAAGAAATTATTTTTGCTCTTTGCTTTTTAATTTCTGCTAACATTTCATTGCTAGTTAAAACTGCACCCTCTAACCACGTACCAAGTAGTAAAGTAATTCCAGCAACTATTTTATATAAAGTTTTTGATGGAAGTGGAATTGGAAGTGAAAGAACTATGAATCCGATTAAACCGAATAAAAATATTCCGTGAATTAAAAAGTTTGGTATTAAACTTAATAACCATGTAACACTAAATCCTGAAAAAAATAAATCGAACATTAATTAATTACCTCTGTTGCTACCACTTGTGTTACGTCTGCTTCTGGTGTTCCTCTTTTAATTGAATTCCATACACCACCACCATAACGATTAAATCTTATTGCTTTAATTTTATCACCATTTTTTAATACAATAATTCCTTTTGGATTTTTTCTTGCATAATGATATATTTGTGATTCGCTTTCGTTTTCTAAATTTAAATACTCAGACCATCTTGAAAATTTTCTTTTACCTTTAGAAAAACGATTAAATATTGAATCATTAACATTAAATGTTGCATATTTTCTTGCAGCTTTAACACTAATTACTGGAATATCAGTTGATACTCCTGCTCCTGTTACATTTGCTGGAGCATCTTCAATTACTTTTTTATCTTCTGTTATAAAATTATGTAATAAAAAATCAGCTATTTCTATTTCTTCTTCAACTAAAGTAATGTTTGATGAAAGAATATTATTAAATCTTTCTTCAATTGTTATTGTTGATTCTTGAGAAATATAATATTCTTTAATTAAATAATATGCTGCAGCAATAGATTTTAATTTATTATCACCTCCAGGAAGTTTTGCTAATAATCTTTTTAATGAAAATACGAGACGATGTAAATAGCTATAAGAATCTTTTTCATCTTGTGTAGTCAGATCCTTGTACTTACGCAGTACATTACCATTTTCATCTATAATTTTATATTCAAATGCTTTCGTTTTATCGAATGGTGTTACCAATAGATATAAAATACGAATTGCAATTAAATTATCCGTAAATGTTGCCATTACACTTCCTTATGAATTTTAATCAATATTTGCTCATCAAACTGTATTTCAGTTGTGCGAATATTTGTACTCGGTATAAATTCTGGTAATCTTCCAAGGTAGATAAGAAAAGGAATTAATGAGTCCCAATTTTCTTTCTCTACCTTAAAGAATAACATATTTGTTGCGACATCGCCCCAAAGATTAAAGATGATAATGATATGATTTAAAATAAGTCTTACTTTCAACTCATTTAAATCTTTTGAAATTTTATATCTTTTAAATAATTTTTTTAAATATAAAAATCTTTTTAAATCATCTTCAAATTCTGCAACAATCGTACATGATGGATTGTCATAGTTCTTTAAAGCATACTGTAGAAAATTATTTTCCGACAGGATCTGTTGTGTCATTTATTTTTTCAGAAAATTTTACAACTTCAGTAAGTGCTTGAACTGCACCAGTTAATAAATCAATTTCTTTTGACGTTTGATTAAACGTAATTCTTAACTGATTTAAAAACGTAACTTTTTCGTTTAAAATTTTGCTGTACTCTTCTAATTTTTCTTTTGCATTATAAGTCATAATTTATCCTTAATAATATATTAATTCAATGAACAACCTTGATTAGATAAAACTGCCCAACCAGAAGTGTTATTGATGTACATTAATACTACAGCATCACCAACATTTGTTGCTGTGATAGAAGCATATCCTAATCTTGTAGCTGGTGTAATTGTTAATGAACCAGCACCTGCAATTACTGTAATAATTTTGATTTGTCCAGCTGAACCATTCGCAAGTGTTAATGTGTCCGATCCAGTAGTCAATGTAAAGTTAGTAATTGCTGTTGATAAAGAAGCTGAAGCATTTCCGCTCGCACTTTGTGGAGTTTGTGAAAAACTTAAAAAACCATTTGATATGGTAAGATTACCAGCAACATCTGCTTTTTCTGCAGGTGTTGATGTTCCAAATCCAACTTTATCAGCTGAAGCATCAACGAAAATTACATTATTATCGTTATCTCCAGCAATTCTTGTATCTTGATCTGAATTGTTTGAGTTAATAACTACAGGCGAATTAAGATTCGCAAGAAAATTAGTTACAGTTATTTTTTTATTTGAACCACCCTGTACGAGTGTAAATAGATCTGCACCAGCAGCACTGGTTGCAGCAGTTAAATCTGATATTTTTTGATCAGCCATTGTTTTCTCCTATTCAATGTTATAGAGGGGATAGCTATTATTATCTAACTATCCCAACTCTAGGATTATATTTTTATTTATTACGCATCAGCAACAACAGAATCATCACCAGCATCGCCTGTGATTGTTCCCATTGCAACTAATGTTTCAGCTTTATGACGAGTATTACTTTGCGCATCAGTATAAGTTTTGTATTTTACCCAGCCAGCAGTATTAATACCTTTTGCTTTATTTGAAGCTACCGCAGCTTCACTAGCACTTACACCATAAACTGATTCTAAATCAGCTAGTGGTATGTAAGCAGGTTGTTCATTTGCAGTAATAGAAATACCAGATTGCGTTATACCACCAAAATTTCCTTCTAGTGTTAAAGCTGTATTGCTTGTAATTTTATTTACACGATACTCTTGAGTATTACCAGAACTTACGATAAACAACGTGTTTCCAGATTTTAATTCTGTCAAAAAAGCTGTACCTGTTCCTGTTACTGTTGGTGAACCATTGGTTACAGCAACTGTTCCAGTTAGAGATTTTACATCTTTATTTCCAAATAGTGACATGTTTATTTTCCTTGTTTGTATTATAGATCTATAATGTAGTATTATTTCTTCAAACTTTTTGTAACAAACTCTTTAAAGGTTTTTTTAGTTTTTTTTCCTTCATTTGTTTGTGTAATATTTCTTTCAGTTTCTGAAGCCATATAATCTTTTACAGTTGAAATATAGTCTTCAGCTTTTGTAATTTTAGATTGCACCCATTCTGGTAAATTTTGATTATCTGAAAGTATATCAATAATTTGTTTTGAATTTCTTATGATCGAAGTTAATTGAGTCTTAGCCATATCTCCTTCGTAATCGTACTCTCCAGCAGAAACATCTTCTGGAGATTCTTTTACTGGCGTGCTCAATTTTTTAATGATCTTTTTCTTAAAAGATTCACTTAATTCTACACTCATTTAAATATCCTTTTTTAGTTTCTAAAGTCTAAAGATTTATCTAATGCTTTTACTGCACCATCAATTAATCTATTTTTAGGTGCTTCAACTTTAGGTGCTTCCACTGGTTTCACTTCAACTTTAGGTGCTTCCACTGGTGCTGCTTCAACTTTAGGTGTTTCAGCCTTTGGTGCTTCAACTTTTGTTGTCTCAACTACATCGTTTTTCACAACATTCTCTTGTTTATTTTCACTCATAATTATACCTCTTTTATTTGTTATATAGTCCTATTTAGGTTATTTTTAAAATGGTAACCAAAGCCAGACTCCTTGGCTTGAAAGTATTGCTCCAATAATTGCAACTATGTAACTTCCATAGAATAATGGCATACTTACAGCTAAAATACTCGCTGAAAGTAATACAATACTTAATTGATAAGCTGTAGATGCATAGGAAATCCAAGGACTTCTTTTTTTTGCATCATCTCTTTCAGCTTCTAATTTTTTTGCAATTTCGGCAATTTCTCGTTTATCGTTCGCCATACGTTTTGCTTCTAAGCTCATTTTTTCTTTAATTTCAGCATTGGTTGACGAGAGTGAACTCGTTTCATATATTGATTCGCGCACGTTTTTTGCTTGATACCATGCCCATTGATTGCTCGATGAAATAGTATTGTTTAATATGGTTGAACTTAATTTACCACCATACCAAGCATTGACTGCTAAGAGTAATGCGAATATGTTAATAACTAATCCTGCTTTATCTTTAATTTTTGCTTCACGTTCGCTTCTCGATCCAACGACTGGTGTTGGTGCGTTTGGATCTTTAGAAGTTTTTGTAAACATTTTTAATATTGTATCTATATATGACATTATTTAATCCAGTTCTTTAACAGTAAATGCAAACCAAACATCTAATTTAGTACTATTATCCACTCGTTTCATACAAAGAGTGATCATATTTCGACTTGCTCCACCATACATTTTTGCTGGGCTTCCTTCACTAGTAGAATTTTTACCAATAATAATGCCACTATGTCTCATATAAGTACCTGCTGGCACAGTAAAGGTGTTGCCTTGATTACTTGAATATTGATCTTGATAAACACGATACTGACTGTGTACACCAAATGTAGTCCATGAAGGG